TTTCAATAACATATCTCTTTTTTTTTTCATTTCTTTGGTCTGTGTCGGCGGTTTATCCGTCTTAATCTTCATTTTTGTGATTGGGTCTTTCATCTTATATATTATGTGAATATTCTTTTTTTAGCAACCTCATAATATTTTTCGTCCATTTCAATACCTATAAAATTGCGGTTTAATGTCTTGGCGGCAACTCCCGTAGAACCACTACCCATCGTAGGGTCTAATATTGTATCCCCAGAATTTGTGTAGTATTTTATAATCCACTCTAAAATCGGTTGTGGTTTTTCAGTTTTATGAAATCTGTTTTTACTCATATTATTTTTACAAGGTATATTTAATACTGATTTAGGTAAGGGAACATCATATTTTTTACCGAATATAAAATTAGTATCAATAGAAGTTTCATATATTCCTTCGTAAGTGTCTTTTTTATATACGCTTTTATCACATATTTTTTTATGGTATTTATTCTTATTATAAGTAGGGAGTTTTTTATAGAATACCAATAATAACTCGTGATTACGCATCGGCATTTTGTTTGAATTTAAATGACCGCAATTACTGTTCGGTTTATACCATACTAAATCATACCGAAACCATTTTGGATTACTATTATATAATTGAATAGAAAATCTAAAATCACAGAAGAAGAAATAAGGTGTATTATCATTTTTCGCAATCCGTTTCATTTCTCTCCACAACTCATCTAAATCAATCTTATTATCCCACTTACAATCAGTATTACCATAAGGTAAATCACATATAAAACAATCCACACTCTTATCTTCAATCTCCTTTAATTTTTCTAAACAATTATTATTAAAAATTTCCATTACAATAGTATTTTATTATATAATTATTCTAACATCGTAACCAATCCGGAACTGATATTCAATAAACGCTGTGTTCCAATCCAAAATCGAACATTACGAGATGTATTATTATCTGGAGCGAATACTTCACCTCGCTCACTATATATGATAGGTTGGTTGCTGATACGCTGACCTTGACCGAATGCGTTTTCGAGTTTCAATCCAACCCAACCTTGAGAACCACATTCAAGTGTTTGTGAGTAGGTATTTGTCAATCTATCAGTCAATCCAAAATCATTAAGACCAATAACACCCGCACCATCAGTTTGTCCCTTAAAAGTATAGATATAGTTATTGAGAACAAGTGGGACACCTTCAACGGCATCTGCTTCTGTTTTCTGTAATGCGGTATTCGCAACACCAAGACTATATACATTATTACTATCTATTTTGAAGTTATAAGTCATACCTTCTTTTAGAGCAACGGAATTATAATTACCAAAATTAGCATCTAATCCTTGTTGTTCTTTTTGAACTACAATAAACTTAACTTTTTTACCACCGACTTGAATTTGATAATCATTAGTAAATCCACCAGTAGTATAAGATGTAAAATTGCGTTGTTCTAATACTTCAAGATATGGAATATCATAACCACCTCTACTCATTATGTCTTCGGCAATTTCCGCCATCATACTTGGATAAAATAGATAATCCGCCATAATCAAGAATTTCTTTTCAACAATAGTGGAAACACAATTTGCTTTATTGATAGGGACACCAGTAGCATCTGTTTGTGGAACACAGAAAGCAATATCTGCTTTTGGTTCATTAAAAATGATATGAAGTGAAACCTCTTCACGAATAGCAAAAAGAGGCAATTGAACTCCTACCAAAAATGGGATAAGTTGGGATAAACCGATAGTGAATGCTGGGGTAGTATCAGCATCATCAGTAATAAAACGCTTGGGTCTGTCTGTAGTATCACACGCAGCAGCGGTTTGTTCTCCTATAGGTAAATCTGTAGTGCGATTTGCGTATTCACTTGATATGCGACCAAGAGTTCCATAAGGAGCAGTAAAACCTCTTGCTCTAATAGCAGTTGCTGAATTAGCAGCGATGCTTCTTGCGGCACTTCCCATAAATACATCATTACCCGCTTGTTTAGGCATAGCAATACCTTTACGATATTCATTAGAGAAGTGTAGGCGTTTCCAAGTAGTATAATGTGCGAGGTCTTGAAGGTCGCTAATACGCTTACCACCGATTTCCATAAATGCTCTTGAAATGAGTGCTGGAGCACCTACAGATGAAGGATAAAATGCTTGTAAAACACCACCAGCACCATTTGTTTCTACTACTGTTGCTGCGATTTGAAGTTGTGAATTACTATCCAAAATACCTTTTCTATCAAAAACGAATTTTGCTTGATTTTGATTGAATGCTACTGGAAATAGTAAATCTGTATTGACATCGCCACGAACTTCTGGGCGTTCGACTGTATCTGTTTTTAAGACTTGTGGAAGTGGTTGTCCGCTCATATTATTCTATATATAATTGAGATATAAAAAAATATGATATTAAAAATCTTTTACATAAAGATTTGAACTCCTCCGTTTTCAAAGACAATAGTATTTTTGTGCTTTACAAATAAGAATATGGAATGAGGTTGGAGGGAAACACCGGCAACAGCAATAGATTGAATACGCATACCAAAAGGTGTGCCTTTAAAGTTCATACCATTATAAGTGATTTTATCCATACCTACACCAATATTGTATTGACCTCTTTTATCTTCTTCAACAATAGAATACCTTTCACGATTAAATCTCGCTGGTTCAGTATTGCTTAATGGATAAGACAATTCAGTCTTTAATGATTTTTCAAAGTTGTAAATAGACCAACCATCACGAATAATGTTTAGACTTTCCCAATTCTTAAAACTATCGGCAGTTCCCGCCAATTGTGTAATTTCACTATCTAATTCAAAATCGAGAGGCAATCTCAATCCACCTTTAGTAAATGTAAATGCCCTAATGGGGACACGATTTTCAAGAACACCTCCAGCATTTTCATAAATCAATTGAAGAGTTTGTTGTGAGTTATATTGATAATTATTCAACCATTCACTTGGTATCATATTACCTATAACACTTAATGTTCTTCCAGTATTGATATTGAGAGAAAGGTTATAATCATTAGAATTTAGAACAGAATAGAATGAGGTATAAGTGTTATACTCAAGAACACCATTCATATTCGCCATCATCGCTGCTTGACCTTCGGCATCTGGAACTTCCGTTTCAAAAGAACATACTAAATCACTCAATTCATAGTAAGCACCTCCATTAGCACGACCAGCGGTCGATGCGGTATTTCGCCAGTAGTTATTATGAACCACAAAATTAGATGGGGCAAGAGTTATTACAATACGCAATCCCTTTACAAGCATCATATCAATAGGATTACCTTGTAAGAAACCATCTAAAAGAGGAAGAGAGAACTGGAATGGTTTATCCACTTTTTTTGCTGTGGAAACATCTTTAGAAAGACCACCATAAGTAGTATCGCAACCATTAAGATAGTTTTGGATACTTTCATTCAAAGGAAGAATAGAAGCACACATACGATTATATGCCTTTATTGTGGAATATGTCCCACCTTCTAAATTTTGAATACTTAGAGTTTCAATAAAAGAACTCATACCAGTTCGTCCATCAATCATAATATCGCCAGTAGGGGCATCTGCGAAAAATTGAGTTGCGTTAGTTGGAGCAGTTCCATCTCCTTGTTTTAAGGTGAATGTTCCGTTAATACGGAGGGATTTACCATTCATAATTTTTGCGACCGATGGTAGTTCAAAAATAACTTGTGCTAAACCATTTCTATCACTAAAAACACCATCGCCAAGGTTTGTAGGTAGGACTTGAATGTATTGTCTTCTTGTAGTCATTTATATTATATACTAATAATATATTTTTTTTAAGGTTCAATATACTTACCACTACTATTAACAATCAATCTTCGAAGACCTCCAACATAACTAATCATTAATTTATTAAGAACTGGAGCATCATATTCAACACGAAGAGAGATATTACCATCTTCAGCAAGATTATATATAGTTCCATATCGTGCTAATGCCCTTGCGATGAAGAAGTTTTCTTCTTGATAATCTAATTGTTTAACCATAATCCTTACAGCACCCAACGCTTTTTCAGTTTCGAATAATGCTATTTGTTCCGTTCGTGCTGGTGTTTGACTTAATTGTCTTAATGGGACTTTTCTTGTAGGTTGTAGTTTATTATTGACTAAATAGTTATAGTCTTTTGCTGTATCAATTACAGTATCAAGATTGTTATTAGCGACACTATTTGCGATATTATTTTGAACTGGTAAAGAGAGAATAGATGTTGCCCTTCGATTGATTGCTGGAATATTGATTTGAACTACTCGCTCACTTGCGTTGATATTGTTTCTGTAAGTATCAAATGTTAGATAATCAAGTCGCATACCTTCTTCGGTCTGTGCTTGTTTCAAAAGGCGTTCGGTATATGCTGCTGGAGGCATAGCGGTTTTTACAATAAACTCAACATCATTCAAAATAACTCTTGGAGTTCTACTGAATGCGTCAGTTTTCCTTACAAAACAAGTGTTATTAAGAACATCTTGAGATGCTCCAGTATTATCATTACCCATACCACCGACAAAATCCTCACCATTTACAGCACTTCCATTTAAACCAACTCTTACACGAACAAGACCACCAGCATTTTCACCAGCATTACATTCAACTGAACCAATAGTTCCTAAAAGAGATAGAACTGGAGGAGTAGCGTTAGTATAACCATATAATTGTTGTCCTACACGAAGATTAACAGCACCTACCAACTGATTTTTAACAGCACGACCACCAGCGGTAAGAGAACTTGTATCTGCTGGAGGAAAAGCACCACCACCAGCATCGCTTGTGATTTGATTAAATCCAGCATTCTTTTCACAATATAAATCCACCGATGTAAGAGGATTTGCGGTTGTTGGAGTAGGTTGGACTATACCGAAACGGCAACTATCACCAGCACCGATAGTAGTATCAATAGAACCATCATCGGCGGTAATACCCTCTGCCGTCCATACACCTAACGCTTTTGCTGCGGAGTTCAAATCAATCTCAACACGCAATCCACCTACGATAAATGAAGGGAACATTTTAGAACTCAATTGTCCCAAAACACCACTATATAGACGGAATGCGACAACACATTCCACACCATCGGCGGTATAATCCGTAGTGGAAGTATAGGTAGCATCACCACCAGTAGCGTATGTTTTAAATAATTGCGATTGGTCTGCGTTTCTTGCTGGGAGGTTATCATATTCTTCACCATCAAAGGCACGAGAACCATATTCTAATAGTTCGGTAAGTCCCCTCTTATTTCTAATAGAACGATTTTCACTATACATATGTAGTTTTTCTGCGAGTTCCGCATAGTTCTGTATGTTTTCAAGAAGAAGGTTGGTTGCTTCATCATAAATTCTTAGATTATCAATAAGAGAATGAATACCACATTTTTTAGAAAAGGCAACTGCGGTAGGAGCATCACGAACTTTCACACGGAATTTGAGATAAGTTTGGCGTGGGTCTATATGTGCTTGAAATGATGGGATTTCAAAACGGAGAGTATCACCGTCGGCATATTCCAACTGCCTATCACTTGGAGTGATTGTGGATTTTGATGGGATTGTCTTTTCGTATTGCGAGGCAACAAAATTCATTTATATATTAGAAGAATATAATTTTTTTATATAATCTAAATGTTTTTTTGATTTATAATGTCTTGCTTTATGAGAATATGTAAATTTTCCTCCACATAAACAATTGTATTTTCTCTTGCGTCTTTCTTGATATATTTTATCATTCCGGTGTGTCATTTTTGTTTCTCTCTATATATCTTTTATAAGAAGTATAATCATCAAGTTCAAAACATAAGTCATTAGGTATATATATCACAGAACTTCGTTCTAATCTTCCTCTATCTGTTCTACTACATATTCCACTCTTTATCACTTCTTCTAATTTTTCCTTTACTTCATATAGATAAATACCATCTCTCAAAGTCCAACAAAAAAATGCCCTCCAACCTAATCGTATCAATCGTCTTGCTTCTTCATATTTATTATATCCAATCATAATGCTTGGGTATGTTCCCCAACTAACAAAACTTCTATCTTTATGTTCTACAACAATTTTGTTATCATAATCATAAAAATCCAAGACACCATATTCATCGCTGTTCTTTTCAAAGGTAGTATCGAACCAGTAGTTCATATTTTGTAGTGCGTATTTTTCACTTTCTTCACCTCGCTTTAGATTTTCTTGCTTTACTTTATTCATTTATATATAATAGAAAAAAATAAAAATTATTGATTTACCCTAAAAATATTTCCACTTGGTTGTCTAACTGGAATGTTAGTGGGTAAATATCCAGCATCACGAGGAGGTTTTTGCCGAAACATTAACACAACATCAGTAGTTCCAGTAAGAAGTTTTTGAGGTCTATTACTATCATCTGTTATTAGAATATCTAATCTGTTTGTATTGATTTCTTGAAAGTTATTCAAATCAACCCATAAGAGAACTGGTGCTGTATCACAGAAAATTCTATATTCGGCATCGGTTTGAACTGAATTGACACATAATGAATTAACAACATATATAAGTTTGTTTTGAGAAGACACAACACCGTTTTGAGATTGAATTGGAAGATTAGTGATTTGTATATGATTTGAAAAGGCACTATCACTTAATTGAATTGTATTTACTCCATCAAATTTAAATCCTAAATCATCTGGGTCTGGTGGAACTGCTGGGTCATCAATAAACACAACAGCATCATTTTTATTAGATTTAATTAATCCCAATATGTATCCCATTTCTAACTTGAATGGTTCTCCTACTTGAAAAAATGGAACAACATTTACATCTAAAGCACCAATATCTCGGTCTAAATCTGTTTTAATGGTATTTACCAACCAAGTTGCTGTTTTTCTTGGTGCTGATGTATCGCCTTCAAATTCTTCTGGAATAATTCCAACTAATTTGGGAGTAGTAAATCCACTATCATTTTTCTGTAATAGACTTTCTACTTTTAATCCACCATTTTTGAAAAATTGGTAATATTCATTTAATCCAGTATATAAACTACTGGAAGTAGCATCATCATTTAGTCTTTCGAAATATCGGTATGCTCTTCTTACATCATAATAACCTTTTGTATAATGTGAAGAATTATCAGCAATATGATAAGACATTAAACCCATATCTCCAAAATAAGATGGAATATAAAAAGCATTTTGTCCTTGTGTATAATCTTGTTTCATATCATATAATAGAACCCAGTTATTACGAGGGTCAGCATTATCTACTTGTTGAGTTTCATATGGGGTATTAGGTTGAATGGTAATGTCCCAACCTTGTTGTTGAACGGCATTATCACTAATAAATGTAAATCTTATAAAACGAAATGCGGTTTGGAATGTATAAGGGAATGTTGCTGTTGGGTCATATGATTGTGCTTGTGCTATATTTTCTGGAACAATATATCCATCAGTTCCAAAAGAACCACTTGAATTTATATTACCACCAGCAAAGGTGGAACTATAAGGTGCTACTGAATTAGAAGACTTATTCATCCAAGGAATACCACTAAAATTAACAAAATTAACTCCATCATTAGACACTTGAATACCCAATCTTTCATACATATTTGAAAATCCGTGTTCTGTATCAAAATCATTAAAAATAAGTTTTGTTTGAAATCCACTACCTACATCAAAGACCATAGTATAATTTTCATTAGGTTGATATGGACCACCAGCACCTCCACTATCACGAAAATTAATTTCACTTGCTATTGTTCCAGCACCATCTACATCTTGTAAAACAACAACATCGCCAGTAGTAGTATTAGTAAGTAGTTTTTCAACTGGATTAACAACTGGAACTGGTGTTCCCGCTACTGGTGGGGGTTGTGGTTGATAAGGCACATCAGTCGCCATATTATAACTATTAGCATCGTTTTCAATATTCAAAGTATATTCAATCGCCATAGTATATGGTGAAGTCCAACGGAAACGAAATAATAACATCGCTGGAATTCTTGAACCAACATTATCATATGTATTGAGAACATAGTTATTCGTATTATCAAAAGTAAAGTTAGGCATAACAGCGGTA